GTATGGGACACCGGGGGGTATATATATATATATAGTAATCTCAAGAAAATTTTTCTAATTTTTAAACTTTGGGGGTTGACAAGTGTTTAAAAATATGTTATAATATTTATATAAAGGTTAGCAAGAAGATAAAACGGCTTTAAAATAAATAATTATAATCATCATTATAATAATCATCCTTATAATCCTCTTTTAATTGTCTTTTAAAAGAATCTTTTAAACATTTTCTCAACATTTTTATAATTATTAATAATACTTTGTCTTGTCTTGTTTTAACAGACTTGACAAATTATTGAAAATGTGGTATAATATAGGTATATATAATTAAAATGCAATCCTTAACAAAGAAAAAGAAACTAACAGATAAGCAGGAGTTGTTTATCAAGCATTATTTTAATGTTGATTGTCCAGAAACTTTTGGAAATGGTAAGCAATCTACGTTAAAAGCAGGATATAGTGAAAATTCTTATGAATGGCTCATTACATCTATGCGAGATGAGATTGTTGAAAGGGCGAAACTAGAGTTTGCAGCCACATCACCAAAGGCTGTGAAACAAATTGTTGATTCTATGACAGCTATCCATGATGAAGGAGAGCCATTAGGTAGAACAGAGTTACGTTTCAAAGCTGCTCAAGATATATTAGACAGAGCAGGAGTAACAAAGAAGCAAGAGATGTCTGTGGAGTCGAAAAACCTTCACGCAGTTGTGATATTACCACAAAAAACACAACATGAGGAAGAACATATCTATGACCCAGACGGAAGAACCAGTTAAACGGAAGCGTGGTAGACCTAAGAAAGATCCCAATGCTCCGAAACACTCTTACAATCGTAGAAGAAAACCATTAGGTCCACAAGAATTACGCAATAAACTTTCAACTGCTAGAAAGAAAGTCGCAAAGCTAGGACAATTACAGTCTGCTGTTAAAAAGAAACAAGTATTAACAGAAGATCTAGTACAAATTGCACCCAAGCAGTTAAAAGAACAGATAGAACAGAACGAAGTAGCATTTAAGCCTAATCCTGGACCACAAACAGAATTTTTAGCGTCACCAGAGAGTGATGTCTTGTACGGAGGTGCAGCAGGTGGAGGAAAATCCTACGCACTACTAGCAGATCTCTTACGATTTGCACACATAGCCGATCATAGGGCATTATTACTAAGACGTACATTAGCTGAACTAACAGAACTAATAGAAAAAAGCAAACAATTTTATCCCATAGCATTTAAAGGAGCAGTATTTAAAGAAGCGAAAAGTACATGGCACTTTCCTTCTGGAGCAACTGCTCTTTTTTCGTATCTGGATAGAGATACAGACGTTAGCAGGTATCAAGGTCAGTCTTTTACATGGATTGGTGTTGATGAGATAACCCATTACCCTAGTCCTTATGTTTGGGATTACTTACGTTCTCGATTACGTACAACAAATCCTAAGATAAAAACATATATGAGAGCAACAGCGAACCCTGGTGGTCCTGGACATGATTGGGTAAAGAAAACCTACATAGATCCTGCACCACAGAACAAACCATTTTGGGCTACAGATATTAGTACAACAAAAGTTTTACGTTATCCTAGTAGTCACACAACGAAACCGAATGAACCGTTATTTACACGAAAGTTTATTCCTGCTAAATTAACAGACAATCCGTATTTACTGCATAGTGGTGAATATGAGATGATGCTTTTATCACTACCTGAAGTTGAAAGGAAACGATTACTAGATGGCGACTGGGATATTGCGGAAGGTGCAGCCTTTAGTGAGTTTAATCGTTTACATCATGTTACAGATCCATTTGAGTTACCGAGAGGATGGTACAGAGTCAGGGCAGCAGATTATGGGTTCACAAGTCCATCCTGTGTCCTTTGGGGAGCATTAGACCAAGACGATAATCTTTGGATCTATAGAGAGCTTTACATCAAACGACAGAACGGTGATGAGCTAGGAAGACGAATAAAAGAATTAGAAGCAGAAGATCCTGCTCCAATAATCTCTGTACTTGATGGAGCCTGTTGGAATAGAACAGGAAGTGGAATGACGATAGCAGAACTAATTAACAAAAGTGGTTGTCGATTTATTCCAGCAGATAAAAACAGAATACGAGGAAAACTAGAGATACATAAACGATTACGAGTCGATCCTGAAGCTGGATCAAAGTTACGTATATTTAGTTCGTGTACCAATTTAATTAGAGAGATGACATCCCTGCCTTTGAGCAAAACGAATAGTGAGGATGTCGATACCAAAGCTTCTGACCATGCTTATGATGCACTACGTTATATGTGTATGACTAGGCAAGTTGAAAGTCCAAGTCGTTTATACAATGGATGGACAACACATCAGAAGCAACCAGAACCGATCAACCCTATTTTTGGATATTAAGGAGATTACCATGTACGGTCAAAAACCATTTGATACTTCAAGTATTAAACAGGGTGCAATGAATGAAACACCTGATGGACCAGCACCAAGAGAAAAATTAGAAATAGCTCCTGGAACTGGCAATGAAGCAAACTTTACTAATACTTTAGTTGCTCCAACAGAACCAGGTAGCAAACATATGTCACCGAATTTTGATGCCCTTGCAGATGACGATAGAATATACGGTTAGTATCGTATGTCTTTTATAGATTCTGATGATTTAGAAGATGTTCCTGCTGTAGTTCCTGGTTCTGCATTACCAGGATTATCAGGTTACATCCGTCAAAAATTTGTTTCTGCTGAAGAAGGAAGGCGATCAGATGAAGAACGCTGGTTGAAATCCTATGAGAACTATAGAGGTCTGTCTTCAGAATCGGAAACCTATAGAGAATCAGAAAGATCTAAAGTTACTGTTAAAATAACAAAGGTAAAAGTCCTTGCAGCTTATGGACAAATCTCTGATATTTTATTTGGTAGGGGAGAATTTCCGTTAGTCATTGAACCTACACCTGATCCTGATGGAATAGAAGAAGCTGTCCATCTTGACGCTGTTTCAAAACAGATGGGAGGTGGTCAAGATCTCGATCCTTATGGTTATGAGGGGGATGGAAGAACACTTGAACCAGGAGCAACAGAAGCAGGTGAACCACAACTAGGTGGTTTAGCAAAAGAATTAGAAGGTGCTCCTTTAAAGAAAGGGTTCAGTAAATTTGGTGAGCCAGATTTAAAACCAGCACAAATTGCAGCCAGAAGACTTAACAAGATTGTTCACGATCAACTGCTTGACACTTCAGCAATAAAAGAAATTCGTAGATCATTATTTGAACAAGCCTTGTTAGGTACTGGTGTAACTAAAGGTCCATTTAACTTTTTCAAAAAAGTACATAAGTGGGAGAACCTAGATGGAGAACGTGTATATGCACCATATGAAAAAATGGTTCCACGTATCTCTCATGTATCTTGCTGGAATTTTTATCCTGATCCTAGTGCTGTAGATATAGATGATTGTGAATATGTTATTGAACGTCACCGATTGAATAGAGATCAGTTTCGTGCATTAAAAGATTTACCACTATTCGATATTGCAGCAATCAATAGAATACTACAAAGACCTTCTGCGTATGAAGAACGCTATTTTGAACACACAATATATTCTGAAAATGATCCTACCTATAATGAAAATCGTTATGAAGTATTAGAATACTGGGGAACATTAGATGCTAAAACAGCAAGAGAATATAATGTTAATATTCCTTATGGAGCAGATGAAATAGGATCTGTTCAAATTAATGCTTGGGTGTGTGGTAGTGAAGTGCTACGTGTTGTATTAAATCCATTTGTTCCAGAACGTATACCGTATCATATTTTTCCTTATGAGAAAAATCCTTATCAAGTATTTGGTATTGGTGTTGCAGAGAACATGGAAGATGCACAGTTGTTAATGAATGGTCATATGAGAATGGCTATTGATAACTTAGCTCTTGCAGGTAATTTAGTATTTGATGTAGATGAAGCATCATTAGTTCCAGGACAAAGCTATGATATTTATCCTGGTAAAGTATTTAGAAGACAGTCTGGTGTAACAGGTACAGCTATTAATGGATTAAAGTTTCCAAGTACGGCTGGTGAAAATATGCAAATGTATGACAAAGCAAGACAACTTGCTGATGAAGAAACAGGTATTCCTTCTGTTGTACATGGACAAACAGGAGTAACTGGTACAGGAAGAACGGCTGCTGGATTATCTATGCTATTAGGATCTGCTGGTCTTGGTATTAAAACAGTAATCAAAAATATTGATGATAGTTTATTACGTCCTTTAGGTGAAGCATTTTTTCAATGGAATATGCAATTCAATGAAAAAGCAGAAACCTTTGATGGTGATTTAGAAATCAAACCTAAAGGTACTGTTTCTGTTATGATGAAAGAAGTACGTAGTCAACGATTAACAATGTTGTTACAAACTATTTCTAATCCAATGTTAGCACCATTTATGAAGATACAAAATTTAATTAAAGAACTTGCAATCTCACAAGACATGGACCCTGCTGAATTAGTTAATGATCCTGATGAAGCTGCTGTCTATGCAGAAATATTAAGGAGCCTCAATGTTAATCAACAAGCAAACAGCCCTGAAAGCCCAGATGTGGGTGAACAACGAGGAAGCATGGAAGGCAACGGAGGAGTTCCTTCAGGAGCAGACCCAATGGATGCTACAGGCTCTGGCAACGGAACAATCGGAACAGGCACTACGCCAATGGCAGGGGAAACTAGCTTTGCTGCAACAACTCCTAACCCTGAAGAAATCAATTAATGAAGTGATGAAAAATGTCTCTTAAAAATATTATGCCAAAAAAGAAAATGCAAACAGGTGGAGGAACTTTTCTAGGTCCATTTGCTACACAAGCAGGTCAAGCAACACCTAGACAGCAATTTACACCTGGTTTTGTTCCTACAAGAACTGGAGATACATCACCTACTATTAATTTACCAGGACAAGATCCTATTGATACTGGTTCAGGAGCAACAATACAACCTATTTCTCAAGACAAAGTAAGAAGACTAGATGCTAAACGACAAACAGAACAAGCACAAGCAGATATAGATCCAACTATTGCTGGTGGTCCTATAGATATAGATGCTGCTATTGCAGGTGGAGCAAAAGCTGGTATGAGTAGAGATCAAGTTCTTTCCTCTTCACCAGCATTTCAACAAACGCTTGTTGGATATGATCCTAATGATCCACGCTTTACAGAATTTTTAGGTGAAGATGGAATCTTTCAAACTTTTATGAAAGGATTAGTTGGTCCTAAAGCTGGATTAGGTATTGGTTTAGCTGCCCTTACAGGAGGAGCACCTCTTGCTGCTGGTGCTATAGCTTCTGCTGGTATAAAAAGTGTTAGAAGTGCAAGTAAAGAAGGCACACTTAACGTACCTACAGCTCCTTCATTTACACAGCCAAGCGGAGTATTACCACCAATGAGTTCAGCAGGTGGAGCACCTAGCGGAATACCAACACCTATTACACAAACTGGAGCTTTACCTACTAGTCCAGGTGGACAATTTGGAGCTTTTACTACCCCAACAACAGATCCTTTTGCAGCAGATAGAGCACAAACAAGAACAACAGTTGCTGCTACAAATGCAGGAATTGTAGGAAGTGAATTATTTAGTGGTGATCCAACCTATGCAGGTGGTGCTAAAGAAGGTAAAGATGGTTTATATGCAACAGGTGGTAGTGGTGCTTTTACAAGCATGGCACATTATAGTTCAGGAGTATCTCAACTAGATGAAAGTAATATAGTAGCAGAAGGAATAAATTCAGGTTCTTTTACTAACGCACAAGAAGGTAGAAGTTTTATTAGTAATGCAGTTGAAAGTGGATTTACACAAGCTGAAGTAGAAACACTTGCAAAAAATCCAACTGTAACAACAAATATTAGCATGAGTCAAGCTCCTACACCAGAAGCACCAGATGCACCAAAAGTTATTTGTGCTGAACTTTATCGTCAAGGTTTATTAGAAAAAGAAATCTTTGAACTTGATGAAGAGTTTGGAAGACATTTAAGAAAAGTTGATCCTGATATAATTAATGGTTATCATCAATGGGCTTTGCCTTTAGTTTCTCTGATGCAAAGATCCATTATTGCTTCACATATAATAAAAATTATTGCTAAACCAGTTGTTAAACATATTGCTTATCAAATGGGTTATCCATCAAAAACATATTTAGGTGCTGCAATGTTTATAGTTGGAAAACATATATGTAAATTTATTGCAAAGAAAGATGTTGCTCATGCTTAGACCAGCAGAACTTGTTTCTCTTTTGATTGATACAGCAGGAGCTATATCAAAAGTAGATTTTAATAATGCTTCTAATAGACAAGCATATATGAAATTAGAAAGAACAATTACTGAAAACTTACCTATGCAAGTTAAAAAGTTTATGGTACGAAACATTGACAAAACACCTTTTGATAATGAACAAGTAAAAATACAAGGTGATATGTATTCTATACAAGAACTTGTAGGAAGTTTACAAAACGGTGGACCTGTAAAACAAAACTCTATGGGTATACTACAAATGCAAACTGGTGGAGTAACTGAAGAAGAGTTAGCACAACAAGAACCAATACCAGGAGAAGTTGTAGTACCACCAGAACAACAACAACCAAGAGAAGCTAATGGAGCTACACCTGATACTGTTCCTATGGAATTACGTGAAGGTGATTATGTTTTAAATAGTTTAGTAAAAGTTACAGAAGGTGTTGGTGATTTAAAAAAAACTATTGAGACAGCTTTAAATGATGCTAAACAAGATGGTGTTGATTTAGGAAATCGTGAAGGTGAAATTGTAGATGTTATTGTTGGTGATGACGAAGTAATTATTCCTAAAGAGTTAGTGCAGTATGTAGGTTTAGATAAATTAGAAAAGATGAATAATCGTGGTAAAGAATTAATGAGAGCTGTTCAAGCAGCATCAAAAGAAAAACAACAGGGACAAGCATAATGACTGATATTGGTGTGCCAGATGAAGAAGATTTAGCAAGTACAAATAAATCTTATATCATAGAAAAAACAAAACAAGAGTTATCTGCTGCTGGTAGAGATGTTAGAAATATGTCTGATGAAGAATTAGAATCATCAGCAAAAGCAGTTGCAGATAGAATAGGAACAAAAATATCTGCTAAAGATTTTGGTCCACGTTTTAGTGTGCAACGTGATAAACAACAAGGTATAAGTTTTAAACGTGAGAAAGATTTTAACATAGGACAACAAGTAAGAGGAACGGCTAGGATGCAAGAGCCACCTCAAGCTTTTTTTGAAAAAGTTCCTGAAGCTATTGCAGATGCTATCTCAAGAATTAATCAACAAAGAATTACAGGTGCTTCAGTAACTGAAGAACAACCTGAACCTCAAGATGTAAGTTTTGGTCAAGCTTTTGCTAAAGCAAGAAGAGAAGGTAAAGAAACTTTTGAATTTAATGATAAACTATTTACCACTCAACTTAAAGAAGAAACACGTAAACCTTTAACAAAACCAACAGCACCGCAACAAGCTGAAGAAGAAACTAAACCTGTTGAAGAAGAAAAACAAAATGTTCCTATAGAAAACCTAACATTAAAAACTCTTGCAGAAGAAATGCAAAAGTTACAAGCAAATAAAACTACAGAAACAAAAGAAGTTGAAGAAGAAACAAAACCTGTTGAAAAAGAAACAAAAGAAATTAAAAAAGAAAAAGAAACAAAACCTGTAGAAACAAAAAAAACTAAAGAAGATTTAAATTACGAAAAAATTTCAAATCAATTTAAAACGAATAAAAAAGCATTAACTATAAGACAACTAAATTTTTTACTAAATACAGCAAGAGGAACAAAAGAAGAAAGAGATAAAGTTAGAAAAGAATTAAACAGTAGACCAAAAAAAGGTTTACTTGATTTTTTAGATAATGTTTTTAATAATCCAGAAGTTTTAGAAGAAGTAAAAAAAGAACAAGAAATAAGTAGAAAGTTTAGAGAACAACTTACACAAAAAATGCAATTAGGTGGAACATCAGAGTCAAAGCAACCAACGTATCAAGACCATATGGATCATGTAGCTGCTAGGCTACAATCTGCAGAAGAAGCTATAATGAAAAATGATTATGAATTTATAAGTCGTGAACAAGCATTAGAAGATATTAGAGAAGGTATTTATGTTGTAAGTCCAAAACGATATTATGGTATTGATAATCCACGTAAACTTACTATAGAAGATGTTAAAAAAATAAATTCTAAAAAATATAAAGATGAAGAGTAAACTATGGACGACATACAAGTACCAGATAAATTAGCATGGCAACAAAACCGTAGACGTATTGCATACATCTCTATGTTTACAATGGTTGCTACAGTTATTGCATCATTTGTATTTCCAGATAGAGCAAAAGAAATACCAGCAATGGATGTATTATTTATTTCTCTCGCTGCTATCATTGGTGCGTTCTTTGGTGCAGATGCAATGGTGTCTAAGAAAAAATGATTGGTGCATTAATAGGTCCAATAGCAAACTTAGCTGGTACTGTTCTACAAGGTAGATTAGAAAGAACCAAAGCTAATACAGAAATGAAAGTAGCAGAAGCTAAAGCAAGAGCTACTGTAATGGAGAAACAAGCTACTGGTGAAATAGATTGGGATCTTGAAGCTATTAGAGGTGCAAGGAATAGCTGGAAAGATGAGTGGTTAGTAATTTTATTTTCAATACCTCTTATACTAGCCTTTGTTCCTAACATGGAGTTAGTAGTATTAAATGGTTTTGAAGTATTAAATCAAATGCCTGAATGGTATCAATACTCTTTAGGTGTAATCGTAGCAAGTTCTTTTGGTGTACGTGCAGCAACTAAATTTTTTAGGAGAAAATAAATGCCAGGTCCAGCAATACCAATAATTATAACAATAGGTGGAGTTCTTATAAAGGCAGGAGTAAAGACCGCTCCTAAAATTATAAGACGTTTTAAAAATGCTAAAGAAATAAAAAACCCTAGTAAAAATCAAATAGAAAAAGCTAAATCTTTATCGTCTTCAAAACCTAAAGCAGACCAAAAAATTTTAGATAAGGCAGATAGTGCTAAACCAAGTATGTTTCAAAGTATTACAGGAACAGGCAGAACAACTTCACAAAAACAAATGCGACCTGCTATTAAAGGTCAAGGAGAGGCTAAAAGAACAAGAGATAAAATTAAAGCCGTTGGAGGTAGTCTTACTCTTGCTGGAGCATCAGTTGGAGCAGCAACTAATCCAAAGGTTCAAAAAATATTTAAACCCAAAACAACAACAGTTAAAAAAGGTGATACTCTTTCTCAAATAGCTAAAGATAAAAATACTACTCTTACAGCTATAAAAAAAGCTAATCCTAATATAACAAATGTAAATAAAATTAAACCTGGTCAAGTAATCAAACTAAAATAAGTAGGAGAAAATAAATGGGAGTTAAAGGTACAACTGAAGATAAAATGAAATTTGCTATGGGTGTAGAAAAATTACCAATAAGCAATGAAAAAAAAGATAAAATACTTGAACTTGTTCTTGGAATTAAAGCAGCATCAAAAATGAAAGGTGGAAAAGTAAAAGCTCCAGCTAAGAAAATGATGTATGGTAGTAAAGTTAAGAAAAGAAAATAAGGATTAACAATGACTGACACTTCTGCAAAACTAGAAAAATTTTTTAATAAATTAGAAGATATGAAAATATCTAAAAGTCTTAAAAATGAAGCAGGTAGAATAGCAAGACAAGAAGGTGTTGATGCTGCTATAGAATTAATAGATATATCTTTAGAAGGTGAGTTTGTGACAGAAACAGGAGGTCTTGAAGAGGCTGTTAAACCTAAGAAAAAACCACCAGTACCAGAACCAAAAATGTTAGGTGGTAGAATTTATGCTTCAAGAAAACCTAAAAGTTTATAACAATGCAACTAAAGTCTTTAACACCTAAAACAATACTTATAAAACCTAGACCTGCTAAATTAGTAAAAGTACAAGCAGGACAAGATTGGTCAGTATTAAACGACAAGATACGTAAAGGCAAACCTTTAACAGCGAAATCAAAATGAACTACGAAATATTATTAAAACAGCTAGAAGACTTTGAAGGGTTAGAACTTAAACCTTACAAATGTACTTCTGATAAAACCACAATAGGACTTGGACGTAATTTAGATGATTATGGAATTACTAAAGAAGAAGCCTACTATCTAGCACAAAATAATATTGATGAAATAGAAGATGAATTAGATAATGCTATCTCATGGTGGCGAGATCTAAATGATGCAAGACAAAGAGCTTTAATTAACTTAGCGTACAATGTTGGTACGCCAACTTTATTAAAGTTTAAAAAAACTTTAGAGTATTTAAAAAATGGTTTCTATGCTAAAGCAGCAGAAGAGGTACTTGATAGTCGTTGGGCAGAGCAAGTTGGACGAAGATCAGTATTTATTTCTAATGTTTTTAAAACAGGTGTAGATACATAAAAGAGGAGCCACCTAGATTTAATCTGGCACTCCTATTTAACTACCAAATATGCTACCCAAAGTTATCACTTTGGCACTAAGGAGGTATAAAATGACTGACATTAATCAGAAAGAAGAAGAACAAAAAGAACGTAAACCTTATCAAAATTCTTATCGCAATACTATTGCAGAAGATGATCCAATAGATGAGGTTGAATCCGAAGAGACAGAAGAAGCGAACACCGAAGCGAAGGCTACTTCGTTTGTAGAGTCTAAGAAAGATTCAAAACCCAAGCACAACTATAAAAAACGCTATGATGATTTGAAAAAACATTATGACGAAAAAATAGATGAGTTTAAAAAATATAAAGAAGAACAGGAAGTAATGATTTCAACTAAAAATCAAATTGCTTCTAACATAGGTACTACCACAGAGGAACTAGAAAGTTTTAAAGATGAATATCCTGACGTATATAAAGCAATGCAAACAATCTCTTCTCAAAACACTCAAGCTCAAACTCAAAAGCTTGAAAGTGAGATTAATGCTCTTAAAGAAAAAGAGCAAAGATTGGTTGAAGAGCAAGCTAGGACGGAACTCTTAACAGCTCATTCTGATTTTTTTGAATTAAAAGATACAGATGAGTTTCTTGAATGGTTAGAAGAC